AGTCCATGCATTGTTTTATAATCTGTTTTATCTATATTATCAATTATTTTTTTATCTTGTTTTAAAGTATCATACATCAGTTTTTTAGTTATCATATCTCCTATCTTATTTAAAATAGGAAATAATATTTTTAGGCATTGTACTTAAATTTAAAAAGTAAATATATTTACTTTTTAAATAATTCATAATTGTTTAATAAAATAAGATGTTTTATAAATTTGGAAATACACCTTGCATTAATAAACCACATTGACCACTTCCATTATTATATGGTTTAGATGTTGATGGATCATTACCTTTACCAATATACATATAACCATTATCACCCCATGATGAAGACCAACTATTTTTAAGAATATAAGCATCTTGTGTATATCCAACAAGAAGAACACCATGATCAAGATTAGTACCACATTTTCCAGTAAATATACCACTTTTATATAATTGAAATTCTTTTTGATCAGCTTCAATTGCAATAGATACTGGTTGTTTCATAAGAGCACTCATCATATTTTGGTCTGAATTTGGTTGAACATAAGTAATTGAATTTACTAAAGTTTTTGAAATTTTTGAACATGTTGTTTGGCATGTACCATCTTTTTGAGTAATCCCAGAAGTATATGGATAATTTTCTTCAGAACATATTCCACCATATTTACCAATCCATTCTAATGTTTTATCCATTTCTCCACCATTACAACCTAAATTAGTTCCACCATTTCTTGCTTTAATATTATCACAATCTACTAACTGTTGTTCAGATAAACTAATTAGTGAATTATATTTAATAGCATAAGCACCTTCGAGAGCACCTGTTGAACTAAAAGACCAACATGAACCACATTGTCCTTGGTCTTTTACAGATGTTACTTTACTATTTTCTCTCCAGTCAATATTATTTATTAATTCTGAATTATTATTATATTTTCTTAAATATATTGGATTTACTTTTAATATTAATGAATTTTTTTCAAAGTTCATATATTCACGAAATTCTGATGAATTTAAACCTGAATATTTATTATGTCCTAATTTATATGTTCTATTTTCATTATTTATTCTTTCTATAATTTCATTATTTTCTAACCAATTTTCTAGAGTATGAACTAAATTATTTTCTTTAATTTTAAAATCATCTAACCATTTATGAAAACGATTTAATATAGTATTATTATTTCCTAATACATTAACTACACTAATTATCAAAAATACATTTTTTAACATCATTAATATATATATATATATATTTTTTTCTATATATTTTTTATTAATTTTTAAATATAATAAAAAATTGATTTTCTTTTTTTCTATTTATTATAATATAATAAATATATATATAAAATGTCATTCATAATTAGTGATAAAAATAGAAATTTATCTTTAACTAGAGGTGAATGTTTAGTATTAGAATTATCATTAAATGTATCTGCTAATAGATTCAATTATAAAAATACTGGTGATAAGTTATATCAATATTATTGTTGTCCAGTTAAAAAAAGTGATATAATTGTATCATCAAAAGAATTTGATTATTTATTATTATTAAAGTCTAAAAAATCTTGGAGATTATGTTATGATTTATAATTTTAATAAAATAAAATAAAATAAAATAAAATAAAATAAAATAAAATAAAATAAAATAAAATAAAATAAATTAAAATAAATTATAGTATTTTTAAATTTAAAAAATATTTAAGTAAATATAATTATATTATCTTCTGACATATATCCTACTATTATTGGATTAGAATCAAAATTTTTAATTACGATCCCATTTACATTATTATTATCATAATAATATTCTTCATCATTAAATATAATTTGTTTATATACTGGAATAATATCTGATTCTGATAATATATTAACACTATCATCAGAAATTTCTTTTTTATATTTTAAAATTTTTTTTAATAATAATTCATTTTCTAAATTAAAAGATTTAGAAATTTTCTTACATATATTTTTTTTAATTTTTTCAGAATTTTCATTTAAAGATTCTTCTAATTCGTCTAATAGTTCTAATAATAATTCAGCATTTGTTGTAATTTGATTTTTTAATTTTTCAATTATTTTACTTGGTTTCATTTATTCATTATATTGTTTTAACAATAATAATAATATAATTCAATTTTTTATTATTGATATAAATGAATAATTAACAACATCTATAAACACATTTATTAACATAACAATAACAATTCATGCAAATTTCATGTTTACAATCAAATGGTATATGTAATATTTTTTCATAACAAACAATACAATCTTTTATATTATCTTGATTCATATTTATTTTATTCTGATATTTTTTAATTTCATTATTATTATTATTATTATTTCCATTTAATAATATGTTCATTATATATATAACAATTTCAGATTTTAATGATAGATTGTACAATAAATTATAAAGTTTTAATTTATTCTCTTTATAAAAATAATATTTTATTAAATTTATCATACTAGTTTTACAATCATTTTGAATTGCCATTAAATAATATTTCTTCATTAATTCATAATCTTTTTCTTTATTTTCATAATATAATCCTAAATTATACATACTAATTAAATTACCTTTATCGATTGCCATTAAATAATATTTTTTCATTAATTCATAATCTTTTTCTTCATCATAATATACTGCTAAATTATACATACTATTTAAACATCCTTTATCAATTGCCATTAAATAATATTTCTTCATTAACTCATAATCTTTTTCTTCATTTTCATAATATTTAGCTAAATTTGTCATACTATTTAAACATCCTTTATCAATTGCCATTAAATAATATTTCTTCATTAACTCATAATCTTTTTCTTCATTTTCATAATATTTAGCTAAATTTGTCATACTATTTAAACATCCTTTATCAATTGCCATTAAATAATATTTCTTCATTAATTCATAATTTTTTTCTATGTCTTTATAATAATTTCCTAGATTATGCATACTATTTGAACATTCTTTTTCAATTGCCATTAAATAATATTTTTTCATTAATTCATAATTTTTTTCTTGATTTTGATAATAATATCCTAAATTATACATACTAATTGAACAATCATTTTCAATTCCCATTAAATAATTTTTTTTCATTAATTTATAACATTTTTTATTTTTATGATAATTTGCAATTATTAAATAATATTTTTTTATTTCATTATAATTATTAATTTTTTTATAATATCTACATAAAGTTAACATTGAGTCTAAATGATTATTATTAATTGCCATTAAATAATATTGTTTCATTAAATCATAATTTTCTTCTACTTCTTTATAATGATATCCTAAATTATACATACTTTGTATACATCCATTATTAATTGCCATTAAATAATATTTTTTCATTAGTTCATAATTTTTTTCTTGAAATTGATAATAATATCCTAAACTATACATACTATCTTTGTTATTTTTATCAATTGACATTAAATAATATTGTTTCATTAATTCATAATTTTGTTCTTGATAACAATAATAATGTCCTAAATTATACATACTATAATCATTACTTTTATTAACTGCCATTAAATAATATTTTTTCATTAGTTCATAATTTTTTTCTTTATGATAATAATATCCTAATCTACACATACTATATTCGTTATCTTTATCAATTGCCATTAAATAATATTTTTTCATTAATTCATAATTAATATATATACTATAATATTTACCAATTAAATTCAATATAATAGAATCTTCTAAATTATAATTTTCAGGATTAATATTATCATTATTATACATTTCTAAAATTATATCATTATATGGTAATTCATGATCATAAAATACTATTGGTAATTTATTACTTATATCTTTTAGAGATTTAAAATTCATTGTAAAACATTAAATATTATAATATTAATATAATCAAATATCAATTTTTATTATTAATATAAATTAATAAAAAAAATTAATATTTTATTATTTAACAACATCTATAAACACATTTTTCAACATAACAATAACAATTCATGCAAATTTCATGTTTACAATCAAATGGTATATGTAACATTTTTTCATAACAAACAATACAATCTTTTATATTATCTTGATTCATATTTATTTTATTTTGATATTTTTTAATTTCATTGTTATCTAATAATGAAATCATTGTTTCCATAATAATCCTAGATTTTAATTGTAGATTATATAATAAATTATAAAGTTTTAATTTATTATATTTCTCTTTGTAAAAATAATATTTTATTAAATTTGTCATACTATTAAAACATCCTTCATCAATTGCCATTAAATAATATTTCTTCATTAACTCATAATCTTTTTCTTCATTTTCATAATATTTAGCTAAATTTATCATACTATTTAGACATCCTTTATCAATTGCCATTAAATAATATTTCTTCATTAACTCATACTCTTTTTCTTCATTTTCATAATATTTACCTAAATTTGTCATACTATTTAAACATCCTTTATCAATTGCCATTAAATAATATTTCTTCATTAACTCATAATCTTTTTCTTCATTTTCATAATATTTAGCTAAAATTGTCATACTATTTAAACATCCTTTATCAATTGCCATTAAATAATATTTCTTCATTAAGTCGTAATCTTTTTCTTCATTTTCATAATATTTAGCTAAAATTCTCATACTATTTAAACATCCTTTATCAATTGCCATTAAATAATATTTCTTCATTAACTCATAATCTTTTTCTTCATTTTCATAATATTTAGCTAAAATTGTCATACTATTTAAACATCCTTTATCAATTGCCATTAAATAATATTTTTTCATTAACTCATAATCTTTTTCTTTATTTTTATAATATTTACCTAAATTTATTATACTATTTAAACACCCTTTATCAATTGCCATTAAATAATATTTCTTCATTAACTCATAATCTTTTATATCTTTATAATAATTTGCAATTATTAAATAATATTTTTTTATTTCATTATAATAATTAATTTCTTCATAATATTTACATAAATTTAATATTGAATCTAAATGATTCTTATCAATTGCCATTAAATAATATTTTTTCATTAAATCATAATCTTTTTCAATATTTTGATAATAAATTCCTAAACTATACATACTATCTACAGAATTATATTCAATACCCATTAAATAATATTTTTTCATTAACTCATATTTTATATCTTTATATTGATAATAATATCCCAAATGATAGAATATATCTGAACTATGATAACCATATTCAATTGCTTTAATAAAAACATTTTTAATTTCATTTTTATCAATCTTATTTTTTTTATTTTTACAATAATCAATTATATTAATTATTGCCTTTTTATTACCATTTTTAAAAGATATGAAAAAATATTTTTTCATTAACTCATAATCTTTTTCTATATCACGATAATAACATCCTAAATTATACATACATCTATATCCTTTATCAATTGCCATAAAATAATATTGTTTCATTAAATCATAATTTTTTTCTTGATATTGATAATAATTTCCTAAAGCATTCATACTTTTTGAACAATCTTTTTCTATTGCCATTAAATAATATTGTTTCATTAAATCATAATTTTTTTCTTGATATTGATAATAATTTCCTATATTATACATACTAGTTGAACAATCTTTTTCTATTGCCATAAAATAATATTGTTTCATTAAATCATAATTTTTTTCTTGATATTGATAATAATATCCTAAATTATACATACTAAATTTATTGTTTTTATCAATTGCCATTAAATAATATTTTTTCATTAATTCATAATTATTATATACACTATAATATATACCAATTAAATTCAATATAATAGTATCTTCTAAATTATAATTTTCAGGATTAATATTATCATTATTATACATTTCTAAAATTATATCATTATATGGTAATTCATGATCATAAAATACTATTGGTAATTTATTACTTATATCTTTTAGAGATTTAAAATTCATTGTAAAACATCAAATATTATAATATTAATTTAATTAAATATCAATTTTTTAATAAGTTAAAATATATCAAAAAAAATATTTACTAATAATAATATGAATAATAATATTTATAATTATAATAATGAACCTGCGGATTTGTATAGAAATATATTTAACCAATATCCAAATAATCAAACTACTTATCAAGAAAATTTTATAAATCAACCTAATTATCAAAATTCTGATAATCAACCTAATTATCAAAATTCTGATAATCAACCTAATTATCAAAATTCTGATAATCAACCTAATTATCAAAATTCTTATAACCAGCCTAATAATCAAAATCAATATTATCAAGAAAATTTTCAAAATAATAATTTATTTAATCAACATTATTTAGATAAAAATCAATTATCACAACAACATAATTTAAATCCCACAAATCTATATAATCCGCAAATAAACCAAACTCTTCAAAATACTACAAATTCAAATGAATTATTTAATACTATTCAAAATACTACAAATTCAAATGAATTATTTAATACTATTCCAATTAATCAACCATCCACAATAGAACTTGAAAAAAATGATTTTAAAAATTCAATTTTTGATACATATCAATTTAAAGAAAGAAAAGATATTGTTGCCGAAGATACTATAAAAACATATACTAATTCTATTCTAGTTAATCCAAATATATTAGGACAACAAGATTTATTTGAAAATGATTTTAAAAATATATTTTCAAATGATAAGATAAAAGAAAAAATTAATAAACTTGGAACTAGAATTATTGATGATGGTGAAAAACATGATGAAAAATCTTTAAATCCCCCACATCAAATGATGTCAGAATATTCACAAAAACCTGATGATCTTTTATTTAAAAATATTACTAAAAATATTTATGCAGAAACATTACAAGAATATACAATAATAATAGATTCAATAGATAGAGATATTCAAAAATATCCAAATCCATTTTCATATCGAGTATATTTTAATCCTATTCAAGGAACAAAAGATGCAACAATACAACAAAAATTTAATTATGTTAAATATATTAAATTAGATACTGGAATATTACCATCAAGATATTATTATATTAAACAAGATACGTCTTTAAATATTACTGATTTTGATATTGTATCAAATTTAAATTTATCAAATAATCCATTAAATTCAGAATTTTTTCTATCATCATCCGATGTTTCTGGAACTTTTGTAATTATTGCAATTAATGATATTTTTTCAGATAATGATGAAACCATTACTAATTTAACTAATCCTGGAATGTCTGGTTATATATATAAAAGATATATTAGATTTGCAGTTCCAGAACCATATCCTAAAACTGTAACAACTGTATATGAATTTATTTTTACATATACTTTTTTAACACCAACAAAAATAGATCCCCCATTAAAAATAAATTCTAATTTTATAAAAATAATAAATTTACCTAATAATTATATTTCTAGATATGTTTTACAAAATTATAATTTAGCACATGATAAATATAATTTATTATATTTAGATGAATTTAATAAACCTAATGAAAATGCAACAAATGATATTATTGGAAAATCTTTTAGTGTATTATTTCCAGATGGTTGTAATTGTGATATATTATATGTTTCATCAGGATTTATTGATAAAATGTTTAAATTTTCAGATTTAGGACAAATTAATTTATTAACTATAAATATCCGCAATAGTTCCGGGCAATTATTAAAAAATTCTCCTAATAATTATACAGATATGCATGTCCCAATAACTAAAATATGTACATGTTTAACAGAAACTAATGGATATTTTACTAGAAATTATCAATGTGTATGTACATATTTTAGACATCCATATTATCAAAAATTTCAAAATACTCTAGTTTTTAAAATAGGAGTAATTGAAAGTAATATTGATAAAACTATATTTTCTTAAAATATTATATATATACTAATTATTAGTATAAAAATATCTGAATTATATATTTTTATTTGTAACATTATTATTTATTAATTCATTAATATTAAAAATATATATTTTCAATATTTTTAAAATTTATTTAATTTCTAATATTTATATTATAATGGATTATAATATAAAATTTACTTTGGATGATGAATTAAAAATTAACTTTGATAAATTAAATAAATATATTATTAAATCAGATTATTTTTTATTAATGAATAAAGAACAAAAAAAACAATTTAAATTAAGAACAGATGGTATTAAAAAATCATCTAAAATTGCTGAAACAGGTATAAATATTTTAGAAACACCTGCTAGAAAAGTAATTAATACTACTAATAAAGATTATGATATTAAATGTCCTCTATGTATTAATATTCAAGTTGATAAAAATATTTATCCATATAATTTAGAAAAAAGTTTATTATGGAGAGGATTAATAATTAAACCTAATACTTTTCCATATTTTAAAGTACATTATTTAATTCAATCATCTGATCATATTTCAAATGATAGAGGAACACAAAAAGATGTTCATTTAAAATCTAATATAATTGAAGACATATTAGATTTTATTAAAATAATTAAAAATGGAACAATATTATTTAATGGTTATATTGGGAATAGTTTAGAACATTTACATTTTCATTATACAGATATTCATTTACCTATTAGAACTAAATTAAAAAAATATCAATTAAATAAAAAAATAATAAATACTAAAAATAATTCTATAATATATCTTTATAATGATAATGAATATAATTGTAAAAATTTTATTCTAATAAAAGGTTCTAACATAAGTTCTGATGTATTTAAATTACTTCAATATTTAGATTCAATTAATTTATTATATAATTTAATGTGTTATCATCATTCTAATAATTTTTATGTTTTTATTTATATTAGAAAAAAAGAAAAAGATGAATATAATTTTAATTTTGGAGCTTCTCATCTTTCAGGATTAGGACTTTTTTCAGATCAAAATTTACAAATCTATAAAAAAGATAAAAAATTATTTATTAAAATTATAGAAAATTATTGTTCTAATACTGTAATTAAAATTGATATAAATGAAATAAATAAATTATTTAGTTAAAATTATATATTATTGTTTTTCTGTAAAGTATATACTATGAAAAAAATTTTTACAATAATTACCTGTTTCTATTATTTCTGTATTTTTTTCTATTTCATTAAAATTAAAAATTTTATTCAAATAATATTTATCATGATATAATACAATATTTTGATGTAATTCTAATTTACTAGTATCGTGAAATAAACTAAACAAATCTGGATATTTTACTTGATATTTTACTTCATCGCTAGATGTTACATATCTCAGTGTTTTTTTATTACTTTTATTTATTTCAACTATAATTTTATATTCTGGTTTAGAATTATCAGATATCTGCATTTCTTTACATTCATCATAATAATTTGTTTTTAAATTACCAATTATTATATTGAAAGAATTATTATTATAATTAGTTCTTTTAATTATTTCAGAATTATACTCTTGAGATGTATCTAAATTATCATAAAAAACATTTGCAATAGAAATTTGTTTATCACTATTTTTTATATTAAATATACCTATTTGACAATAATTAACAATATTATTTGTTGTATATTCAATTAATTTATTTTCATAAATTGAACTTTGAATAATATCTAAATTATTATATCTTATATCTATATTACTAGTATATATATCATATATTTCTTCTATATGTTCTTGTTGTAAATTATATTTAAGACTATCTATTAAATTTAAACTAAATTTATCACTATCATAAATTATACCTAAACATTTATCATTATTTTTACAATAAAATATATATGCTCGATAAGATGAATATTTTAAAATATTATTTATTTTATTACATGAATTTTTATAATCTGAAAATATTATAAAATTAAAATTATTTTTTATTCCTAATAAGACTAATTTTAATAACTCATTATACAATAAATTATCATAATTAGAAATATTATCCGATTCTTTTATTTTTTTATCTAATAAAAAATATAAAGGTTCAAATGATTCATTAGAAGATAGTCGAATATCTCGATATAATATACTATATGATGTATTTTTTATTGTTTTAATTTTTATATTTGGAATAGTTTCATCTATTTTTTGTTTAAAAAATTGTTTATATAATTCATATAAATATTTTGATACTTCATCCATAATTAATGACTCATTTATTTTTGATTTTTTTATTCTTTCTATATTTAATTTTTGTTCAGATGTATTACTAATAGCTATAATTGGATGAATACTAAAATTTGATTGATATAATATATTATTTAAATATTTATTTAAATATAATGTTTCAAATTCGTCTTTTTTATATAAAAATAAATATAATGTGTCTAAATCAATTATATTAATAAATTGATTGTTTATTATTTCTTTATTATTATTCTTATTACAATCACCAATTATAATATCTGATACATTAGTTATTCTAGATATAACATAATTAAATATATCTAAATTTTTAAATATTGGTAAATGTATATTTGCAATATTTATTATTTTATTAGTACTAATATTCGTAAAATTTCCAATTTGACAATATGATCCTAAACAGTCTGTATAAATATCTATATTTATTTTTGGTTTATCTTCGGGAAATTGTCTTTTAATTATATCAAATATATTATTATCAATATATATTATATTATTAAATCTATTTTTAGATGTTATTATTTCCAATATTTTTTCAATATATTTTATATCAATAAAAATTTCTCTATCAATATTTTTTTGTAAACATTCTGAAATATTTAAAATTAAACTATCTAAAATATTTAGATGATATCTATCTGTATCATATATAATACCAAAGCATTTATGATTATGAATATAATCTTTATTTAAATTAAATCTTTCTTCATTGCATTTATCAGTTTCAACTGTATCTGGAATATCTTCATTGGATTTATCAGTTTCAACTGTATCTGGAATATCTTTATCTTCATTGCATTTATCAGTTTCAACTGTATCTGGAATATCTTCATTGGATTTATCAATTACTCTATTTAGTGTATTTGATTTTAATGAACTTGATGATTTTGATTCTTTTAATGAACTTGATGATTTTAATGAACTTGATGATTTTAATGAACTTGATGAACTTGATGAACTTGATGAACTTGATGATTTTGATTCTTTTAATGAACTTGATGATTTTAATGAACTTGATGAACTTGATGAACTTGATGAACTTGATGAACTTGATGATTTTGATTCTTTTAATGAACTTGATGAACTTGATGAACTTGATGAACTTGATGAACTTGATGAACTTGATGAACTTGATGAACTTGATGAACTTGATGAACTTGATGAACTTGATGAACTTGATGAACTTGATAAACTTGATATTGGTAGTTTTGAAAATAAATAACACTTATAATTTTTTTTAAATTCTTCATTATAATTAGATATTAAAGCATCTAAATTTTTAATATTAGTATAATATTTACCTATACAAAATTCAGTAAATATAATAAATGGAAATCTTTCAATATATCCTAATTTAATTAAAATATTTAACTGATTTAATGTAATAATATCTGTATCATAATTACATGTATAATCAAATTTTTCATCTTTTTTACTAAAATTTTTAAATGAAAAATTATTATCATTATTATTTGGGTATTTTCTATCACGACCAATATTTCTATATAATATAAAATTAGATTCATCATAAATATCATTATTATCATTATCATTATTAAAGGAATGTAATTCTGTTATAATATTTTGATTTTGTGTATAATTATTAATTGTATCTAATTCTATAATGACATTATCTATTAATGATGAACCTATTAATTTTTTATTATATAAATATTTATCTTTATAATATATATATTTATAATTATTCATATATATATTATAAATATTTTTTATTATTTTTTGTATTTTTTATTATTTTTTATATTATTAATTATAATAGTAATATTTTGATAATTTAATTATAATTATTTTAATTTATCAAGATATTTTTATAAAAATATTTTATTAATACAAAACTAATTTTTGGGTATATATTTTTATTTACTTAAATTTCTTAACACTTTTAATACTTGCTTATGAGTAATTTTTTGATCTCCTTCTGATGCATCTATCCTATGAACTATTTTTTTTTTATTATAATATCCTAATAATACTTTTTCTTCATCATGATAATCTTTTAATCTTTTTTTAACAACAGATAATTTATCATCGGCTCGTGTTTTAAACTCTGTTCCTTTACAAACATCACATATACCATTTTTTTTAGGAACAACACCATATTTATTATATGTTGCACCACATTTTTTACATATATATCTACCACTAATTCTCTTAATAATTAAATCATCAGGGGTATCTATATGTATTACAGCATCTATTTGTAATTCATGTTCTTCTAATAATTTATCTAATTTTTTAGCTTGTTTAATATTTCTAGGATAACCATCAAATATTAGACCATTATCATGTTCTTCTAATTCATTATTAATTAATTTGGTTACAACAGAATCTTTAATTAATCTACCACTATCCATATCTTTTTGTATTGATTTAGCTAATTTAGTTTCTTTCGCTATTTCATTCCTTAATAAATCTCCAGTACTTATTTTATAATATTTTTTTTTTTGTAATAATTGAATTTCAGTTCCTTTTCCTCCCCCAGGTGGTCCAATAAAAATTAAATTTAATAAACTCATATATTATTATTATAGAAATTAAATTTAATAAATGCAATTATTTTTAGAAATTTTTTAACGAGTTTTTAAATAACTATTTTTATCTATTATTATTTTATATTTAATGAATAATAAATATATTAAATATAAAAATAAATATTTTAATATTAAACAAATTGGTAGTTCAAGTGATTTTATAAATGATCTATCTATTCAATTTAATACAGATTATAAACCTTTTTTTGATATATTATCTCAAAAATATAGTATTAGTAATAATAGTGATATAATTAATATTATTAAATCAAATCCAATATTAATATATGAATTTATTATGTTTTATAAAAAATCTGAAGATAAACTAATTGATTATTTTGTAACACCAATAAATATTGATTTATTTTTTATTAATAATTCAATATCTCTATTTGAATTATTAATAGAAAATGAATTATATGAACAAATAAAAAAATATAATATATCATTAATATATTCTGATATTAATAAACTTAAAATATTTTATAACATTATTTTATCATCAAAATATATAAATAATTTTAAAAAATTAATAGAATATGATATATTACCAGAAGAATTTAAAACTGATTCTAAATATATTATATATAGATTATTAAATAATAATTTAATTAATTATCTGACAGAAAATATAAATTTAGATTATATTAGTGAAATTAAAACTGATTTGGGTGCATTTCAATTATCAAATACTAATATAATACATTTATATAATGATTTATATATAATGGAATATTTTATGAGAACTTTTTTATATAAAAATTTAATTTTATTAAATATATTATTAAATAATACAGAATTTAGAACATTTGAACTATTTAATACATTTGACATTAATATTATAAATGAAAATGATATATATAATAATAAAATTTCATATATTGATATAATAATAGAATTAAATAATAGTGACATAATAGAATTCTTAATTCTTAAAGGATTACTAATTTCTAATAATAATTTAATAAATATTATTACTAATACTGAATTAGAAGATTTAAATATTAAATTAATTAAACATATAAATATCTCAGAACCTATTGAAATATTAAATTTTTCATCTGAAAAAAGTGATTGTGAAACAATTGAATCGAAAGAAATGCCAAAATATTCGATAACTGAACTTACAAATTTTTATCATGGGACATATAATAAAATTAATGATTATAAATTAAATGTACCAACATTTTATTCATTAGATATTTTACAATCATTAGGACATGTATTAATTAGAATATATTCTTATATAAAATATATTAGTAATTATCCAAATTTTGAATTAGATTTTCATGAATTAAATTACTATCCAGTTATATATATATATAATAATAAAGAAATAATTAATTTATTAGTATTAGAAAATACATGGTATAAAGATTTTACATTATTATATAATCCTCAAATATTATATGAACATTTAATTAAACATGATGATATTGTTAATATTATTTATAATTTTTGTGTAAGATTAGATGCTGAAAAAACATTATTTAGTGAAGAAGAATATTTTGATTTTTTTGAGTTTTTTTTTTATAATTTAATAAAAATCTTACATTATAAAGATAATATAGAAGCAGAAATTATAAATTATACTGCAAAGTTTTATATAAATTTAAATTTATATTATTTATTAAAAATTTATTCAGAATCTTGTACAGAAAATTGTTTTGGTAGTTTTTTAAATATTGGAGGTTATGAATTATTAACAAAAATAGATTATAATCAATATTTTGACGATATTGGTATTTGTATTAAAGATCCAGAATATATAATTGATGGTATTTATGTTCCAAATGATCAAGATGAAATTATATTATTAAATAATGATAAATTACAAATAAAGGATATTGTTTATATTACTCCATATACATATAAAGATAAATCTAAAGAAGAAATAATTAATTATATAACAAAATATATTAGATTACAAAATAATTTTAAAACAAATATTACTAATACTAAATTATTTATAAATTTTTTTCAACATTATTTACAATTAATTAAAATTAATGATATAAATTCATATAGATCATATACAAAAATTAATGACAATGCAGATGAAAATATTAATTTAGGTATTAAATTAATAAAAAATATAACATTATATAATTCATGGTATTTTGATTATTTTTCAATATATTATACTTTTGCTAATCCTTATATTACAGATTTTATTTTTAATTTTAATCCTCACACACATGAAATAACACATAATTTAGATGCAGAAGAATTAGATTGTTATAATAAATTAATTCCTACTAATCAATTTATGTATAAACATTATACTAATAAAAATAGTCTGATAGAATATAAATATACTGACCCCCCAAGATGTAAAAAAAAAGTTACAAAAATATCAATTTATAAAGATAATGATAATGATAAATTAGAAGAATTAAGACAATATATTAATTATTTATTAACAAAATCAACATCTCAAATATTATTTTCTAATAATAATTTTTTAGATAGTGAAGTATGATAAATTACTTATTATATTTATTATATAATATATTTCTTAAATTAGTAGATATATTATTATAATTTTCATAAAATCCAAAATAATATTTTTTTAAATCAACTCTTATTTCATCACATAATTTATCCTCAAATAAATTAATAATTACATCGATATCATCTAGTGTAATATATACATTTTTATTTAAACATGAATAATTAGTACATGGAATACCATCTTTTTTTAATAACTCTTCTCTTTTAGATATTGCATAAAATTCTTTTAATATACATGAATGATGAAAACAACAACCACATCTTAATATAACAAAATCACTTATATTAATATTATTATTACACATTACACAATAATGTTTACTATTATCATCTTCATTTTCTTTATATTGATTTATACAATTATCTTGTAATGTCGCAATACGAATAATTGAACCTCCTTTTAATTGTTTATATTTATTTTTATATTTTATAAATTTATTTTTAAACATCATATATTAATTTAATCTATATTATTTTTATAAATTAATTATAAAAAATAATATAGATTAAATTAATATCAATTTTATTGTAAAAAAATTGATATTTAAATTTATTATATGTGTTATATAATATATATAATAAATCTAAATGAAATATATTGTTTATTTTATACTATCTTTAGCTTCTAGTTTTAAATATAATCCTATGCGATTATCTCATTTAATTCCTGTACAAAATGATTATATTAATACTAAATATAATAATTATGATCATAATGCAACTTTAGATATTTGGAATGATGGTGAAGTTTCATGGCTTGATATTGTGAGGTAAATTATTAAAAATTATATTTTATTGTTTCTTAATTTTTTAATCATCATATATTTTCTTTTATATTTTTTATATTTTGAAGATATAGTACATATTTTACAAATTCGAACATTTGGTGGTTTACATGATTCACATGAACATTCGAAACAATATTGCGATCGAATTTGTTCATCATAATCTGTAAATTTTGCAAATTTAGAAATAATATTAATTAAACAAATAATACCCATTGTTAAATCTAAATTATTTTTTTTTAAAATTAATTTATTTTCAGATTCTTCATCATTTTGAGTTAATATTTTTATAGGTTCTTCACCCTCTTCTTCACTTTGTTTCATTTCATCATATTCTTGTTGCTTAGCTCGAATTAATAATATTATTTCAATTATAATATCAGGATTTTCATAAATATATAAATCAAATTGAAAAAAAACTAAAATAATTGGTAATATAATCTCTAATTGTCTTCCATGTCTGTTATTTATTTTTGTTTCAGAATAAAATAAATATAAACTTTCTAAATAACTTTTTTGAAAATTTTCTTTAGTAAAGATTGTATCATTAATTGCTGGTATAGAAAGAAAATCACGATTTGATGTATCTACAATTAATGCTGAATTGTCATTATCTTCTCTAGAACGTATATTTTCATAACAATTAAATGATTTTATCAATAAATTAATATAATTATTATCTTTAATTATATTTAATATAGCTATTATATTTTTAGACACAATATATTCTCTTGCTTCATTATATTTTGTATTTATTTCAGCTTTTAAAATTTCCAGAATATTTTTTTTTGCTTCATCATATTTTGTATTTATTTCAGCTTCTAAAATTTCCATAATATATATATATATAGTTCAGATAATATATATTTAAAATAATAAAAAATTGATAAATAATAAATATATTATATAATATACATTTATTATTATCCATGCATATTTGTTGTAATTTATATAAATCTCAATATTATTTATCATTAAATTATATATTTTCAAATAATAAAAATTATAATTATATTACAAATATAATTTATATTACTAGTATATTTACAAATATATTAATTATTATTATTTTTAACATAAATAATAATAATCTTATTAATCTAATTAAAAAAATATATTTTATATCTTTTTTTTTGTTAATTTTATATTTAATATATCTATATTTCATTTAATTTATTTTAAATAAATTAATGTTCAATAGTATTTTCTGTAATAATTTTATCTTGTATAATCATTTCATACATCCCTTCTAACTCAAATAAATATTTAACTTTATCATAATATTTAAAAAAATTATTATAATCTTTTTCTGTAATTAATTCTAATATTGATTCTAAATTATCTATTTCTGAAATATGAATAGATATACATAATTTTTTATAATCTATATAATTTTTAAATGGTAACCATTCTTCATCATTCCATATATATATTGGAATAGTTCCTAATTTAAAACATTCAAAAAATCTAAATGAACTCCTTCCATATCCTCTTGGTGCTAATGCAAATTTTGAATCGATTGTTGTAGATATAAATAGATTTTGTAAATTTTCATTAACATTAGCTGTCCATCCTCCTGAATCTATTAATTTAAATTTTTTATTATCTAATAATTTATCAAACATACATCTTCTAACATTTGGTTCTATTTTATTACTTGTTATATTACCTACAAAAGAACAAAATATTGATTTTTCATTAAAGGTTTTTTTTGGTATTAAATCTAATGTCATATTTATATCCTCATATATTAATGGTATCGGAATATGACCTATACATGCTCCATAAATAATAGTATTTTCTGGTAATCTTAAAAAAGGTCCATCATCATGTTGAACAACTGTAAAATATCCATGATTACTTGGATTTTGTTCAATCCATTCATCTAATAATCTTTGCATTTCATGATATTTATAACGAAACCATGGTTCAATTTGAAAATTAGTCCATTTAACTGGTATATATTTTCTTTTTGTTTTTGGATTTATTTCAAAATATCTTTTATAAAAATATTCTTCTAAATATAATCCATTTTTAAATGGTGGATATGTATCTTTATTTTTACAATTAAAAAATTCATCTGTTAACATATTAAATATATATATATTTAATATGTTTAAATAATTATAATATTAATTCTAATATTTTTGCATTTTTATTATATTTTTCAAATTCAAATATTTTTTTATAATTATATATTTTATTAGAAATAATAAATCCTATAAATTTATAAAATTTTATACTTTCATCTATTGAATGAGTTATTATTTTTTGTTTATTTTGAATCTTCATATATTCTATAAATTCTTCTAAAAATGTTTTACCATAACCAAACTTTCTATATGTTTTTTTTATACAAAATAATAATAAATATATTTTTTCTTTTTTTATCCCTGTATTACTATATATACAAAAACCGATTATATCTTTTATTTTAAATTCAGAATTAATTAAATATAATCCAATATCTATATTTTTTGATTTTAATAATAAATCTATAAATCTCTCATTAATTGTATCTGCATATTCTTTTATTAAATATGAAATTATATATATATATTTTCTAAAATAATTTTCATATGTTTCTTTATTATAAATATTCTTTTCTTTTAGTTTTTCTTTTATTATTTTTGATAATATAAATATCATATATTATTATTATTATTATTATTATTAATATATTAAATAATTTATATCTTTATTATTTAATATTTTTAACTATTTTCTTTTTTTATTTTTTACCTTCTTTATCACACATATCATTCATAGATCTAGCTACAGAACAAAAATAGTATTCTTCTTTTATAATACCATTAACTAAATAATTAATATTTGCTTCTTTCTTTGGAAATAAAGAACACTTTCCAAACTCGTCAGTTTGTTTATCTGAAATAAAATATTTACAATTTATACATAATTTAGGTTTATAAGAAACAATAGTTGGTAGAATCATAGAATAAAAAATTAAAAGAAAATTCATTATTTTATAAATAGTATTATATTTTTAAATAATCAATATTTTTTATAAAAATGAATAAAATAAAAAATATTTAAAATATTATATGTATATTATATAAAATGAATACATTAGAAAATATTTTAAATAATGTAAATGAAAAAACAATTGATATATCAATATTTAATAAATATTTAGATTTTGATTACAAGTCTAAAGAATTATTAAATATTGATTTAGAATTTTTAACTAAAAATATATATAATATATCATTAACATCTCCAAAAATATCACGTTTAAGTCAAACAGAATTCAGAAAAGAATTATTAAAAAAATATGGTAGATGTTTAATTTCAGATAATACATGTATACATGAATTAGAAGCTTGTCATTTAGTAGAAGTTAAAGATGATGGTGATTATAATATAAACAATGGAATTATATTACAAGTAAATTTTCATAAAACATTTGATAGAAATATATGGTGTATCAATCCTTATACTAAAATGATTGAAGTTAAAAAGGGTACAAATAGTTCAATAAATCAATATACAAATAAAATATTAGATATTGATGATGATATTATGGAAAATTTAATTAAAAGATATGAAAAATTTAAATTGGTATCGCCGGAATAAATCTATATTCAGGATATTTATTCTCAAATTGAACAGCATATCTATTAATTTCTAAACCTTCTGATGGATAATCATGATAATTTTCTAGAATTGGATATTTTTTAAAAACATCTAATCTTTCATCAATCATTAATTCAATTAAATATTCCCTACTATAATTTTTCATATATTCTTCTAATGGATACCAATTATAATATGAATTAATTATATTTTTTGTGTCTTTATTGTATTCTACTTTATCTACTTTTTTTATTTTTATTAATAAATTATTTATTTTATTCTTTTTTGATAAATC